AAGAAAAAAATGCTCTCAAGGAGAGTACAAAAACAGATGCTGAAAAAATATTTGATCGTGGTGATGTTACTAGTGTTATAACAGAAAGCAATAATCGACAAGTAACAAGCGAAGTAACTCAGGAGGGAGGTGGTTCTATTGTAAGATCTTTTGGAGGGCAGACGTTTACCGATACTGAAGAAAGTAGAGCTTTGAATGCCGAAGCAGATAGGTTACAAGCAGAATTTGATAAAAAGACAAGTGAAGATGAATGGTACATGATTACAGATGAAGGTAGGGCTGCAGGACATAGGATTGAGCAATTAAGAAAACAAGCACGGGGTGCAAGAAATGAATCAAGGGGCGAAGATACCATTACCAGATACCCTCCCAGAACCACTGGTGCCAATATAAATCAGACTTCAAGTGAAAATAAAGCTATGAGTGGTGCACCAGCATTAGCAGTAAATGCTCCAACTACTAATGTGAACAACTCATCAACTAGTAATACTGCTGTTAGCACTGGTATGCCAAGCGCGTCAGACTCACAAGACAGAAGTCATTTAAATAACAGGGTAGGATGGTAAAAAAAAGGGGAGCAACGCTCCCCTTCTCAGATTAATCGGCATTCGCCAATTTCTGAAAATAAGACATAGTGTCATCATCTTCATTCGTTTCATCGTCATCATCAACAGCAGAAGATGATACGGTCGGTTCAGGTGCTGACCTAATAGTGGGGGATGCAGCAACTGTATCCATAGCAACCTCTTGTTGTACAGTGCGAGGAGCAGACTCACCAAGAACTTCCATCAATTTAGTTTTCAACTGATCGTATGTTTTGTAATTCTCCGGATCAACGAATTCGTTAATATCATAGAGTTGATCCAAAACACCTTGGATATTTGTTTCGTCACCGCCGAACAGAGGAGAAGGACTGCCAAACTCTGAACGATCATAGTTTCGATAACCTTCTACTTGTCGAATCTTCAACTGAAACTCAGCACCTTCCCACAGATCAAAAGGATTGACAGGAGTCTCACCAGGAAACTGTGGTTGCATCATATCCATAATCTTGTCAAAGATTTTCTTACCGTATTGATACATGAAAACCTTTCCTTCATTCTGAGGAGCAGAAGGATCTGAAACAACAAGAACATTAGAAACATAATGCAATCTACGTTTTTGATCGCGTGCTTGTTTGCGTTGAGGGGACTGATCATCGCTCGTAGAGTTCCACAAACGAGAGTTCATTTCTCCGACAGGGTCATTTTGACCGATTGAGGTCAAAGACTTTTCAATATACCATTTACCAGTAGTGCCTTTAAAACCATGATCCCAATAGCGAACCCATGGGAGATCTGTTTTAGGAGCGGGAAGAAAGCGAAGAACAGCATAACCATTCCCTACTTTATCAACGGTGGGTTTCCAAATTCGTTCGTCAGTTCCAGGTCGCTGTTGTTCACCGCCAACCTCTTGTGCTGCTTGAACGAGTTTGTCAATATCAAAACGTCTTTTCTTTATATCTGAAATATCTACCATATGTATTCTCCGTATATTTTGTATATGTTTATTGTCCACTTAATCATAATCAACATAATATATATTACTGAAATAACTCAGTATGTCAATTCTTTTCTCTTTGATGTACCCAACCAACTAAAACCTTTCTTTCTCCCTGCAATATTTCAGTACACTCATGATATCTTCCAGCATAAAATATTGCTGTGTCTCCTACGTTAAATTTAAATCTTGTATAGTTATCCGATTCTTTACTTTCGTATAATCTTAGATGACCTCCTTCAAGATCTTCAGATTTTTCTAGGAAAGTTATTGTGGTGTAGACCCTTGGATTATCCTCTTTATTAGATACAATATCTTGATGCTTTTTAAATTTTCCACCTTCACTATAATGCAAAAATTCTAGTTCACTTACTATATGAGTTCCAATTGTAATTTTTTCATCAAGTTTTTCGTTTATCGTATTAATAATTTTGTAGTTAATATCCGGTGCTTCATGAATCCGCATTCTACAAAACATTGAATCTCTTTTATCTTTATTAAGAGAGTGTTTACCAGTAACACGAGAATCTTTCAAAGAATGTAGTCTGGAATTTAAATGATTACGCAAATATTCTAATTGTTCATCGTCAAATATTCTACCGACAAAATATTTGGTTTTGTTCATATAGGAAGAGAATTACCCTTTGGAATAAAATTTAAATTCATTGCTTCAACTTCTATCTTAGACTTGATTACATTAGATATATATTTCTTTGAATCTTCAATATCTATATTATTTTCTTCACAAAGATAAATGACAGAATCAATATAAGACATATTTTTTTCCAATACATTTTTCTCTATCATTTTAGAAAATTTCGTTTTGCTTAGAAACGAATCATTAACATCTGAATCAAGCATCTCCGACTTCCTCTTCTTTGCTTTCAGATCTTTCAATAGCAGTTACTTCATTCCTCAAAGAATCCATTATTTCTGCAACCTGACCGTATGGCATAGAAGAAAGAATTTTTATCAATTCACTAAATGTTGCCCTTGGAATTGCTACTAATTCTTGCTCATTTTCTTTACTCATAAAATTCTCCGCGTTCCATTTCTTTAGTCCATAATCCAACATCATCGTACCAAGTTCCAACTGACCTTTTCACTTGACCGTTTTTATCATATGCCTTTGCATAACATTTGTAAATTATCTTATTCTGCATTTCATCACCCCAATGAGAATCTAGATAAACAGAAGTTCTTAAATATGTTTTTAGATTTTGCACATAAACAGTTCTTCTCGTCCACTCTTTTCTTTCAGATCTATCATCAGAATTTTTAAATCCTTTCATTCCTTTTAGCAAGTCTTCATTATGTTTTATCCAATTCTTAATATTGACCGAGCTCAATTCATCATCGTCCGGCAATTTTGCAACATTCGGATGAATCGAAGCATTCTTTGCTTCTGGATTATTTTTCTGTTTTATTTTTCTTGCTTTAGCGAGTCTTTCAATTGCTGCTTCTTTTTGTTCAGCAGTCATGGGTTTACGTTTTTTTCTCGGCTTCTTTCTGGGAGTTTCTCCCATTTCCTTCAATGCAAGATCAAGCTTCTTCTTCCTGGTTTCCGCTGCCTTCTCTTTCGTGGATTTCTGCTTCATTACATAAACCTTTATATTCGATTATATTTGAAATATTTATTTCTTGCCATTTATTGCTATTTAATTCAAAGAATGATATTTTTGAAGTATCATAATGGGAAGAAGAACTATAAAAATCTGGATCAAATCTTTTATTCTCTGGAATAATTCTCGATAAAGTTGTTGCAAGAATATCCTTTTCTTTCTTTCCTTCCTTAATGGACAGAGAAACGATTCCTTCAGAAATTTGTTTTGCCAAATAAAATTTATTAGGGATTTTCATATTTTACTCATATAATTATTTATGTCAACCTTTTAGAGTTGTCACTTCTACGTTTTTGGGCAATTGGACTTTACTATTGTTGTGACTATGGTGAAGAATAAATTTAGTATTAGAAAATTCTTTAAATATTTCAGTCCAAATAGGACGCCAGTTATTCAATAGTCGAAAATTATTTGCTTGTCCTCGATCGCTTGGAAGATACAAGTCGGTAATACTCCTCATATTATGATCAAATATAGAATCAAATCCATACATATGTATTTCTTCACCTTTTAATTTATTTGCTGCGTAATGAGTTGCCATGTGCCCAGCATTAAAATTAGTTGCATTCAAAGCATATTTGGGAACAGTGAGATAAAAATCTCTAATGTGATGAGCATGTTTTATATAGAAAGAAGATTGACTTTCCATCCAAGCTTTTGGACGATTACCAAGAACCCACCAATAAGAATCTAGGTTTAATGAACCTTCTGTAAGTGCTGCCATCATTTTAAAATCTACCATCACAGAAGCATACACATTTTGCACTTCAAAGGGAGGGAGATTACAAATTAGACGAGTCCCTGTGCACTTGTGATTAAACATATTGGCATTATCGCCATTTCCAAGAATATGGATAACCTTACTCATTATAAATCCTCATACAATTATAATATATATTATCGCTCAATCATTAAACAAAATTATGCATCATCAATTTCTTCATATGATATTACTGCATCATGGGTTCCAGTGCCAGTAGATCTCCACATTCTAATTTGATCACCTTCTTCTAGGTAAATATATCTATCTTTATCAATAACCGGATAAGGATGTGGTATAGGAAAATTAGAAGCACCATCTATATGGTGCTGGCCAGAATAAAGACTATAAGCGGTTGTTACACTCGAATCATAGAAATCAACGTGGAAAGTTTCTGCATCACTTCCATATAATAATATTGAATTAATTTTTAAAACTTTATCTGCTGGACAAGTCAGTACCACAGTATTACTAGTCGAACCGATAACGACGCCAATAGTTTTACCGTATATACTAGTTGTATTTGCGAGATTAGGTGCTGCCATTTTTTATATCCTTTTTTGTTTAACCGAAAATCATTCCCATCATAAATTGACTTAGTGAGATCACTTTTTATATCATCTAATTGTGTCTGAATATTGCTCGTCACACCGGAAGTATAGTTAAGTTCTGCTGTTGTAGCAGTAATACCATTAAGCACATTCAATTCAGCAACACTAGAAGTTAATGCAGTTGTGCCGTCGTTCAAAGTGTTGTATGTAATTGTCCCAGTAGTGGTAATGTTATTAGAACCCATGTCAAGCGGTTTGTTCATCGTCCACTTATCGCCTGTTGAGGCATAAGTAATTTCTGCATTTGCGCCAGCAATTTCGATACCCGCACCGTCCGCAGCAGCAGAGTTTGGAGCACTATCTGCAAGAGTAATCTTAAGATCATTGACCGTTAATGTAGTAGAATTTATTGTAGTTGTTGTACCATTTACTGTCAAGTTACCGCTAACAATTAAGTCTCCTGTTGACACAGAATCTGAAGATAATGAACCAGTGACGCTTAATCCACCTGAATATAATGTACCAGTAATTGTAAGATCACCAGTACTTGCGTTCAAGTCCATTTTTTGCGCACCTGCGCTACTTCTCCATATGTGAGTATCGTAATCAGCATACTTTGTCGGCAAATTAGAATTTACTTCTTGAACATAACCGCCAGTACCGTATGCAAGCAAGTTTACATATTTTGAACCATCACTTGACGAATTAAGTTTCAAGACAGACCAACCTGAAGCATTTATATTTTCAACTTCAGAACAAGCTGCTCCCGCTATATCCTCTTTTATTGTGAATGAACAACCTGGAGTATACGGTGCACCTGGAGCAAAATTGTTAACACTAGAAACAATTAATCTATCGCCTATAAAAGTGTAATTTTTATCTGAATCTTGCCATCCATATATGTTAGCTGAATAGTCTGATTCTATTGCTGTTAGTTCTACTGGTTTAGACATTTATTTTTCTCTTTATTTCTAAATTGCCCTTTTGTCCTGTGTGATGCATAATTACAATTTCTTTTGGCACAGTCTTATCCAAAACATCTAGTCTCAACACATTATATTTATGCGGCAAATCAGTTATATGTGTCATTTTTCTTAATTCATCACCACCCATCATCCAGTATAATGCTTCTTGATCTCCTCTCAATTCTTTCTCATTACAAACTCGATACCACTCTTTTATAATCGCAGGACGATTTCTAAACGCAATCACACCTGTGTTGTGCCATCTTCCCATTTCGCCCCTTCTTTTTGACCAAGGTTTATCTTCTACCATTGCTAATTTATTATCTTCAATGTAATCGAAAATACCGCTCGGATCAGATATGACCTCGCAGTCTGTGTCTATCCAACAAACCTCTTTGTACATAGAAGTCGGGACACCGTTCATTGCATTTATTTTACCAAACCAACCTTTCTTACCTCTTGCTTGCGTGCAATCCATAATT